CGACCAAGGTTACTGGAGGCCCATTGATCCAAGTGGTGTAGATTTCTCTGGTACAGGGTCGCTGTGGCTCGATTTCGCAGTAGCCCCTGGAACAGGTAACGGCGCTGGCACTGACGTTTCAGGTAATACAAACCACTTCACAGACAGCGGCCTTGCTGCGGCTGACAAAGTTTCAGATTCGCCTACTAACAATTTTTGTACTATTGCTAGCAATAGTGAGCCGATGATAGCGACCACGGGTGTGTGGACGGTTGCTAATGGCAATACCGAGGCGGGTCTAGCCTCTGGCACAGGTGATATGCATTATCGCACGACTATGCGAGTCTCAGAGGGTGAATGGTATTGGGAGGATACGGTTGGCACTCAGGGGGCATGGGGCGATATGTTTGGTATCCTCGAAATAGACACCGGGGGTATGTATAGCGTCCACAACTACAATGGCACACTGAACTCAGACACGACAACTAATTCTACCAGTGGTGGGGCACAGGGGTACGGCAGTGGACTATCTTCGGGCGATACAGTATGCAACCATCTAGACCTAGAGAGCGGCGAGTACTCTATGAAAGTTAATGCCGGTTCTTGGCGCGAGCAATTAACTGGAATGTCAGGGGCCTGGGCCCCGATGGTCGGAATGAATAACCAAACGGCTAGTTTTCAGGGTAACTGGGGTACATCTCCGAGAAGTAGCGGCGGCAATGCAGATGACAATGGTTATGGTGACTTTGACTATGCGCCTCCTACAAATGCACTGTCTCTTTGCACAGCCAACATGACCGCCCTGGACTTCGATCCAGCGGAGCATCATCAGGTGGAGCTAGTTAATAATGACTACATAGCCTACGGAGCCGGGACAGTCATTGGTGATATGACTGATTCTACGGCTGGTAATGCTCTCGCTAATGCATTTGATGATACAACGGTTTCAGATGATAATGGTTATAGCTCCGCAAAGCGGGGTACAGTAACGGATGCGTTTGCTGGCAAAGATTGGGGTTCTGGTGTTTCCAGGACCATTAACAGGTTCGATGTCTGGGACGTAAATAACGCTGGTTATTTCGATAACACCTCAGAAGGTAGGATACATCTTTACGGCTCGGACAGTACGCCCTCTAATGCAACAGATGGGACAGTTCTGTTTTCATCTGCTGCGTTTAATTCAACAGTAGCAAGTCAGCCTAAATCCTATGATGTCTCAGATGGTATTATCACGACTACCGCTTACCGCTATCATTGGGTAGCCTTTGTCCCAACCTCTAGCGCCAGCAATGTCCGTTGCGGTGAGATACAATTCTACGAGAACTTCTTCACACTTGGTTGGAACGCCGATACCTATGACACGCTGTTTATAATTAAGAACCGTGATAATGCTGAGAAGTGGTTCTGGGTTGATGGTCTTAACGGCTACAATAAATACACCTCCTCAGACGCTACAACTGCACAGACTCCGGACGCTAATGTTATCTCTGTATCTGGAACCACTATAACTTTAGGAAGTACCCTGTCTAGCGATAACTATGTTGTTGAATGTCATAGGGCTGGTGCGGCTGCCGGTGACAAGTCAAACGGAGATGGGTCTATCACTTCTACGGTAAGCGCAAACACAACGTCAGGCTTTGCAATTATCCTCCACGATATGCCAGCCGGTACGTCAGCCTATACTTATGGTCACGGTTTGTCCAGCCAACCGGAAATGCAGATTTGCAAACGGATGGACAGCACAAGTAATTGGTATGTGTCTCATAAAGGCTTAACCGATGAAACTGGTTATTATTTGAAGCTAGATTTACATAACGATGAGAATAGTTCAGCCGGTGTATGGGGTGCTGGTCCCACCGATGATGTCCTTGGACAAAAAGCCGATGGTTTATTTCCCGCTAGTACAGCCGGTCTTACAACATATACATGGCACTCAGTAGAAGGCTATTCGGCATTTGGAAGCTATGAGGGCAACTCAGGAGACGGGCCGGTTGTTAATGTAGGTATAGCCCCAGTGTCGTACTTTGTGAAGGATATAGACGCTACAGGCTGGTGGCAAAAGATGGAGACGGTAGGCGGCTGTGTTATCAACGGGGACACCAATGCCACCTATTACAACTCTACTTATGTTGAAACCGATGAAAATTCGGGTAGCCAAATAGACGCTCTGTCTGTGGGATTTAAGCCGTATGGAACCAGCGCACAAACGAACACAGCCGGTACTTACATCTACAGCATCTGGGGAACATCAACAGTCAACAAATCAGGGACTCCAGCGAAAGCGAGGTAATTATGTATATTATAGAAGACTCCAGCCATGCGCTGGTAAAGAAAATCAACAATCTATCGGCTGTCCAACGACCTGACGGTGGACTGACAACCAACGCCAAGGTAGACGAACAACTCCATGACGAGGACGGCAATGAATATTTTATCCGCCGCGTTGAAACCGTCGTAGTCGGTGAAGGCCCACGAAATCTTGGTAAGTCTGCTCCAAGCTTTAAGGACGGCAGATGGATCGTTGAACATAAAAGAGGTGCAGCACTTCCGCCACCGCCTGATCCTAAGCCTGGAGATGATAACTACGACTACGCTGAATTGCGGCGGCAGGAGTTTAACAAAAATCTGCCAATGGGCGACCAAGCTGATGCTATTCTTAAGTGGGCAGTGGCAATTCGAATGAAGCAATCATCCGTTGATGATGCGATTGACGCTATCACCGCTATTACAGAACAGTCTGAGAAAGATGCCTTGAAGACGGCTCTTGGGCCTATTTTTGATCTCCCCGCCGACCTCGATGGGATCGTCGGGCAATGGACGGCTGTTAAAGCCAAATTTCCGAAAGAGTAAAATAAAAATGGAACTGGGCGCACGAGAATTGATGACCATTGCCACGGTTCTAAGTGGATTAGCCGCGACTTGGGGATTGGTCCGGGGCCAGATTTCGCGGCTACTGGAAGACTTAGCAAAAGCCAATGACTTGATTGCTACATTGTATACGAGACTAGACCAAATGGAGAGTTCAGATAGTGTACAGAAACATCAAATCGCGGTGATTGCCAGTATGTTGTCGCCAAATCAACGGGAGCAACGAGCAAGAGAGCTGGAGGCACTACAACATAGAGTTAGTTCAATTAGGCGGGATTGTGATACTCTGATGACCGCGCACAATGGCTCTCACCCCTATGTAACACCTCCAGCGGGATGTATAGACCAATGACTGATTGGCATCTTAGCAGGAACTTCACCATCGGTCATGTTCTAGCAGTGATTGGAGTAATCAGTGCAGGGATAATCGCATTTAATACTCTTGAACAAACAGTAGCGAATGATGTCGATGATCTGCAAGATCATAAAATAGCACAAGCTGCGGACCAGATACAACAGGTCGAGGCCAACCAACGTGATCGTGAGCAAATTAACGAGCTTAAAACGCAGACAGCAGTTATTCAAAACACGATAGAAATCATGCAGCGGACACTGGATGACAACCGACAGGATATAAAGGAAATTTTAACAGAGGTAAAAAGGCGATGACGTTTTCCTGGGGCGAAGGGGTAATTCTAATTGTTCTGATCGTCATATTGATAAACCAGATAAGGTATAAGTAAGATGTTTTCATTGATCGGATCACTCATTGGGCTGGTGACCTCAGTTGGCCCCGGTATGTTCAACAAATGGATGGATCAAAAACAGGACGCCAAGGACAAGGCGCATGAGCTTGCTCTGATGGCCCAGCAATCTGCTGACAAACGGGATGAGGCAATCATTGATCAGACTGGTGCGGCCAACGTTGCCATCCAGGAAACTGTCCAGACAACAATGCGGCAATCCGCTCAATGGGTTGTCAATTATTCCGGCACGGTCAGGCCAACAATTACATTTAGTTTTTTCGCTGGCTGGCTCTTGCTGATCGTCCTGTTGGCGTTTGGCTTTATTACTCAGGCTCAGTTTGCTCTGGTCTGGAGCGCAGAAACAAGCGGCATATTTTCCATTATTATCAGCCATTGGTTTGGCAACAAATTGGTATCTAAGTGGACAAGATAGGTGATAAATGCAGCGGGTATTAACCTTATTAAGAAGTATGAGGGACTGGTTGACGGGGACCCTGATACTCCCGGCCTGGACCCTTATCGTTGTGTTGCTGGCATACCTACATTGGGCTACGGCGCATGTACTGGTCTTGATGGTAATCCTGTTTCTATGGATCACCCGCCCATTAGTCCTGACCAAGCGGAACAACTCTTGGAAAGAGACATCCAACGATTTGAGATTTCGGTTGCTAGATTGGTTGGGGTGCCAGTAACCAGGAACATGCTGGCCTCTCTTATTTCAATCTGTTTCAATATTGGACCGGCCAACTTTCAAGTGGCCGTTTTTCGGATGCGTTTAAACAGGGGCGATTACCGGGGATGCGCTGATAATTTCTGGCAGTGGCGGAGAGCCGGGGCCAGTGGAAAAATCTGGCCTGGATTAGTTAGGCGCAGAGAAGAAGAGCGCCAGCTGTTTCTAACACCTGACGCCCCTGAACCCTTCTCTTTATTCAAGTGGTTGGCTCCTCCGGTAGCACCATATCCCCAAGACGTTTAAACGCATCATTGACCTTGCGGGAAATGCCAGTGTATCTGGCTCCCTCCTCTCCATGCAAAGCAATGGCATCCCGCCATTCCTTTTGCAGCGCCATAAATTCGGAAGCGGCTTCCCGGATTTTTCTGAGAGCCAGAAGCTCATCATTCTCATCTAGGACCAGTGCAATTGATCTGGCCTTGTGTTTAGCCCTGACGATATGGCCGCGCTTCTCCAGCCCCCTCAATAGCCTGACCGCCCCTGACCGCGCTGATAATCCCAGCGCGGCAATGATCTCCTCGTTGGACGGGGCAATTTTATTCTCCACCATGTATTCCTTGATGAAATTTAGGCAATCGGTTTGTCGCTTTGTAATCCCGTATTTCATTTGTCTGTCTCCTCCTTAACTTTGATAGAGAGGAACTTGATGAGCTTGATATATTCTTTGCCAAGCTCATCTGCTTGATCCGGGTACTCATCTTTGAGGCGGTCAATAGTATCGTCGTTTTCTTTCTTGAGAACAGAGATAATATGGCGGCGGTCATCATAACTAAAGGCGTCATCCACAGAAATCTTATCAAATCTGTCCTGGAGAGTGGTGACCCACTTCTCCGCGCTGGCAAATTCCTGGACTTCCCCATTTCCAAGGATCAATTCCCAGCTTCTCAGGTCCAGGTCCTCCGTATCCTCCACAGTCTCTTCAGGAGAGGGGTCAGGTTCTTCCTGGACCTCTGCCCTATCTGACCCCTGAGTTTGCTCTGAGGCGTCCTCTACGGGGGACGGGTTTTCCTGTTCCTTGGGCTGAATAATATCAAGCGGATTTTCCGGGACAATTTCCTGAACTTCTTTTATTTCCCGGTCATCATCTATGCTGACCCCCTTCACTGCATCAGGAAAAGCATCCCGGATGGCAAATCCCCTAGCTCTCATCTGCAACATTCGATTTGGGTATTGCCGCCAGGGTCCCGACTTGTTCGCCAGACCGGCGCGTTTGGCTTCGCCAACGGAAAAGGTCCTTTCGGTTTCAACAATGTTCCCTTTAACCTCCCGCTTAATCAGGCAATGGGCTGTCTCCCCTTCGATCCATTCTTTATGACCAGCATATTCCGGATGTCCGGTGACCAGCGCCAGAGCAGCATCCCCGTATATGGCTGGGCGTCCATTGATGACGGCAATGTTCTGGAGCGCTGACATAGCGGGGAGGCCAACCTCCGCCCCCCACTGGACGGCGACAAGGATATCCTCCGGTTTCCCCTGGAATTGTTTGGGGACCATTGAAGACTGGGCCAGCAGCTTAGAATACCTGATAGCCTCATTCATGGTCTTGGGAACTAGCAATGCAGTACTCATGATTTTTTCTCCTTTATGGTAATCGTTGATTGACGTTTTGAAGTGGCTTCTTTAGCCGGTATGATTTTCTCAGGCGCTGCCTTGGTATGACGGACAGGCCATTTGATTTCATAGTCCCCGGCTTTGCCAATGGTATGGTTGCCCATCTCCTCCTGAATTTTGACGTTGATCAGATCAATGGCCCCGTTGCCCTCCTTGATGGATGCCTTGAGGGCAACATGCTCCTCCGCCAGCTTGATGAAACTATCACCCAAATCCTTGGCCTCTTCCTCATCTCCCTCTCCATATATAAGGACGGCATCAGCTGAGTTCTGGATGTCATACCATTTCGGCGGAGATGTTTGGAGGCGGCGGTCAAAATCTTTGACTGCTTCCTCAATGGCGGCGACTGTTGCCGCATGGGGTTCAAAGATAAAAACCCTAAGAGTAATTCCCTGGTAGAGGACGCCAATGGCTCCCCAGCTGAACCCGCCGCAAGCCATCTGAGCTTGCAACTGGAGGGGTCCCCGGGATAGATCAGGGCTGTCCTCCGGTCTGGCGCTGGTGACCTTGCTCTCAAGCGCTCCCTTGCCGTCCAGCTTGATCTGATCTGCGCCCATGCAAAAGATACCAGCAGCGGGGTTGGTCCGGATGATTTGGCCGGTGCCATCTGCTTCAGCATCCAGGCTGGCTTCAAGCGGAAGTGACGGATGTTTTAGTGCGTAGTCAATACCCGGGTTGAATTTTCGGATGTTTAAACGCTTCGCCATTTCATTGAGGACTGTTGGCTCAAGGATGTTACCCCAGATGGTTGCTTCATTGCCTTCCCACTTTTCAGCGGTCCCATCTATATGAGAGCGTACCGCCGCCAGGGTTTCATTGGGGGTAGACCATTGAGAGTGGCCCATGATAGCAGGGATCAGGGACGCTGATGCCTTGCAGTTGTCTGTTACTTTTCCAACCATTATTCGCTTTCCTTATTCATTGTATCCAAGAACCCATTTTGAGCATCAAAATAAGGCTGGGTATTTGCTTCATTATATGGGATTTTTTCTGACAAGCTGGTGATGTCTCCCCCATTATAAAATTCAGAAACTCCAGCGTCATAATATAATGATCTAATTTTTGTTGTGTCCATTTTTCAATTCCTATTAAAAGAGTGAGCCGACAACTAAGATGACAAAGGTAATTACACAAAACCAAACCACCGTCAGGATGGAACCAAAAATCAGGCACCACTTGCCGGGGGTCCAGGCTGTTTCTTCCCGCTCATCTTCATAGATTTTCATTAGGCTTTTTTCATATTCACGCATTGACTTTCTCTCCTTCCATGCGGTCAATGACAACCTTCACCATCTGGGGGTGCCAGTTGGGGCGTCCAGATGCCGTTGGGATTTTGCGTTCAGTCAGTTCTTTGGCGATCCCTCTCAGGGAGGTGACCCCGTAGGACTTGATCCGTTCAATGATGGGGTAGATGTTTTCGGTCCGCTCCTTTGCCTTGGCAGAGCGAACAGCGCGGCCTTTGGCGGAAACTGGGGCCATGTTTGGGTTGCCCAGTTTTTTACCCTTTGCCTTGAGCGCGGCCAGCGCGGCCTTGGTCTGAGTGGAGATGTTTAAACGCTCTTGCTCGGCAACCGCTGCAACAATATGAGCGTTGAACCTGTCAGCATAAGGCATGTCAGCAACTTTGATCTCAACGCTGCTTTCCAGCAGGGTGGCAATCTCGGCAACGGTCCTGCCCAGCCGGTTAAGCTTGGCCACCAGGAGGGTGGCTTTCTCTTTCCGGCATAGCTCCAGCGCAGCGGCCAACTCTTCCCGGTCACGCTTGGCTCCGCTCTCCACTTCAGAAAACTCGGCCATGATCTCAATTCCGTCTCCGGCTGCGAGATCAAAACAGGCTTTGCGCTGGGCTTCCATGCCCAGGCCGGTGATCCCCTGCTTATCTGTCGATACCCGGAGATAACTTACATACTTCATGTTCATGCGACTTTCATCCTTTCAAATTCAGCCAGTTTCAATTTGCCATTGATGGCGTGACCTCTGGGGCCTCCGGGCCAGTATCTCAGACTGACCCATTTGCGCCCAACCTTGACCACCTCCACCCTGCGAACCCCGGTGCCTATCCGGGGAACCTCATCCATAAATCGGAGAGGGATTTTTTTGGTTTTCTTTTTAGCCATTAGCTAACCTCCATTTCATCATAGTAATCAATGCACATTGGATCGGGGCAGCGCGGTGTTGCTATTTCAATCCATTTCCGGCTCAATCGGACAGTGTATCCACAAGTGGCACAGGCTGCTTTGATCATCCGGGTTCCAGCTTTCTTTTTAGTGCTGAAGTCCAGCTTGGCGTGAGGATATTTGCCCAGCTTTTTACTGAGAACCTTCAGTTTGGCTTCCAATTCCGGACCAGCTTCCGTTGCCGTCATTTTCCCGGTGAGGCCCAGAGCAACTGCAAGCTTCCGGAACTTAGGACCGTGGCCTGCTCCATCCGGCAGCGCGGCGTGGACTAATTCGTGAACTAGGACATCCAGGACCGTGGCCGGATCATCCAGGACCATTGAGATAATGATCTCAGCCGTCCCGTCCCCGGAAACGCTGGAGGACCAGCACTCGCCAATCCGGCGTTTAGCAGAGGCTCCTGCTAACCGGCTAGGCCAGCCGCAAGTCACTCGAATTTTCTTAGGGAGGGGCTTGCCCAGGGCCTTAAACCAAGGGCGGATTTCAGAGACTGCACTCAGCAGCCAAGTTTCCCGGTTCATTTTTTTCATGCTATCTCCTTCGCTTTTTCTAGAACTTTTTCAATCCGGTCAAATTCGGCTTCAAAGGCTTTGCTATTCTTGCGGCCTTCTTTTTTCGCCAGGATTTCGCAAACCAGGAAGGCTCCGCGCCCTGCTGGGGTGTTACCTCTCTGGAGGTCCCGTCCTATGCTATCGCAGAACCCTCCTTTCCCGTCCTCAATTGCTTCACCAAGGGGGGAGAGTAATTTAATCAGTAGTTTTTTCTTGGCTTCCCGCTCCGCCATGATCTTATCGTCAAGTTCAGCATCCGTCAGACCTCCATTTCGTTCTCGCTGGGCTTCAAATCTAGCTTCTTTTGCGGCCTCCCATTTGGCCGCTCTTTTTTCTGCTGCCCGTTCCCGGTTCCGGGCCAGAGCGTCATATTCTTTTTTGGTGTAGGCTCTCATTGTGACAACGCCCTTGCCCAGGCATTTGAAACAATTACCAGCCATCCCGCCAGGATCATAAGCCATCCAGGACCCGCTAGTGGCCCCTCCCTGCCCACCGCAACGGTCACAAGTTCCGTTGGTCAGAGCCTTGCCTTTTCCGTTAAAGGCCAGCCCCCGGCCCGGTTCTCCTTTGCTTGTGAAATATTCTTTTTTCATTTGTTTACCCCTTTCTTTGTGTATGATTACCCTATGTTGCCTATACTTGTCAAGCTCTAATATGAAGTTTCTTCAACTTTTTTCATTGCCAGCTTTCTGCTGTCGAAGCTGCCAAGGAATTTTCCGCGCCCTGGGGCGGTCCTCATCCCTCCCACTGGGGGAGGGGAGTAATCAAGGGCATATGCTACCCAGGGGAAGCTCTCTGTTGCCGTATCGGGGTATTTTTCAACGTACCCCAGGAGGCCCCCGGCCTCATCCAGGATTTTAAAAAGGTCTTTGGTGCGTGATGTCATTCTGGCGGCTCTAATCATTAGAAGTACTCCCATTTGTCGCAAGTCGAATCAAATTTTTAAAATCCAATTCGATAAGATAGCCAATTATAGGCAACATAAGGTGATCATAAATCATTAGAGGTACTCCCATTTTCCGTTTTCGTAATATTCAATGTCGGTGCAACCGGCGTTTGGCATTCCGAAATCATCCAGGGGCGCAAATCCATCCTCTGACATATCCCCCAGATATTTGCCGTAGTAATAAATCTCACCATCTCCGTCCCGCATCCGGAACTTGGTTCCTCCACCGGCTTTCAGTTTAACGTAGATATTCCGGTCCAGGTCCCGGGGACCTGTCATGCCTACTGCATTCACATTTGATGGGGCGTCATATCCATCTGTCGCAATTTTATCTTTGGTGATGATCCATCCGTAGGCCATGTTTAAACCTCCTCTTTCAATGCGCTCTCAGCCCAGGAGTTCCCATTCATTATGCAAGGCTCTCCAGATTTTCCGGTCAGTGCGTAGAGCTTCCCGGGTTCAGGCCGGTCCAGGGTTTCTTCAAAAAGGTCCTCCAGGGTGTTGACCGTCAGATCACAGAACCCATCCCCATCATCAACCAGAGAGAGTTCCAGGAGGTCCAGGCAGAAGGTGAATTTCTCAGCCGTTGCTTCCCATGCTTTCGCATTTTCCAGCGTGTTCAATTTTTCCAGTTTTTTTAAGGCCATGATTAGGCAACTCCTTTGGTTGGTTTGAGTGTTTTTGCGTAGGCTAGAGCGTTTTTATAGGACCCATCATAGTAGCCAAGGACTGCGTATGTCGCAGCCCCCCAGGCTACATCTCCGTAGTCCCTCCAGGCGACTACCTTGCCGTTGTTTTTTAAGATCAGGACCCAGGTTTTCATTTTGACACCTCATCCTTTGCAGCCCAAAGGCCAATCCGGACCGGGATCACAACTATCTCGTTGCAGTCTCCGCAGCAGCGACCAGAGTTAACCGGCTCTGCATTGTTGCCCTTGTCCCAGATCACTTTGCCGGTCTTGGGGCATTTGAGTTTTTCGATTTCGTTAAAACAGATTGAGCATTTCATGATTAGGCTTCCTTTCCATTAAATTCTAAGGACCATTTTCCAACGGTATTTCCGTTGTAATCGACACATAAACCGCAATCCCATCCTTCCTCCATTTCTTCAACGGCCTTTTTCAAAATCCTGGCAGTTTCCAGGGCTAACTGTTCAAAGGCGGCGTTTCCAGTTTCAAATTCGATCTTAAACATGTTCATTTCTCCTTTCGTTTACCATCCAAGGGCGCGGCGTTCTGCCGCCCTCTCAGCCTCAATTTCCCATTCTACCCGGTTCATCTCGTCAAGCAGACCAAGCATTTTTGGATCAGAGTTTTCCCGGTCAATTACCAGAACAATCTTTTCCCCTTTGCAGTCCTCGCAGATAACATCATAATCTCCCCGAAAATAAGCCTCCCCAAAATCGGGGTCCTCTGCGAATTTTTCAAAAGTGATGCCGTTGCCGTCAATGGCCGGATTGACCATTGCCCCGGTGCCGTCGCACCGGTCACATTTTTCACGGGTTGCGGGGAAAGCGTAAACCCCGCTATCCCCATTTTCATAAAACAATTCCTTGGTCAAAAAAACTTTACTAGGCATCGTAAACTCCTAACACTCCAGGGTTGATCCATTCGGCAACCAATCCGAATTTGTCCAGGACTTTGGTGACTTTCGGATTGACCCCGAAAAGCCAGCCAGGGATATTCATACCGTCCCAGTAGTCTGCCCAGATTACTTCACCGTTTCCCCATTCTTCAGCGCTGAGAATGAAATATTCACCACTCCAATCTCTGCCCTCATAAACCGGCGCTCCTAACTTTTTCAAAGCTTCAAAAGCTTTTTTTGCGTTGGTTTTCATTTTATTTCTCCTTTAATCCATCCAGCCATCATAATAGAAGGCTTCAATTTCGCAGTCCTCAAGGTATTTGAGGGCTGGCTCAACGCTTTTGTAAGCGCTCACGTTGCCCTGGCAGGGAGGACTATTAACAAAGGTCACACGATCTGCGCTGCGCTGCCGGGGAGCAACATACCAAATCTGAATGCCCTTGCCTCCGCAGCAAGTTCCCTCATCCTTGGAACCCTGGCTGACCCATTCCTCATACCAGCGATTTTCCGCATAATTGAGATTGGCTGAAATCTCAGCTAAATCTTTTTTCTCATAGGCTTCGACAAAATGACCGGAGCCTTTATAGTAGGTTTCAATTTTTTTCATTTGCTGTCCCTCCTTACTGTACTGCCAGGGCCAAAGGAACTATCAAGCTCAATCCAAAGGCCGTCATTATCATCATGGTTTCAAACAAGCTGTGGAGTTTCCCGACTTCCTGGAGGCTCACCGCCCCTTGGCTCAAACCCATTTCTTGTTCAATAAATTTAATCATCTCTCTAACTCCTTTTTTTTCGTTTGTTCTTATTTCTCTCTCCTTTACGAACCCTACTCGATATGCTATAAAGTTGTCAAGTTCTTTTTGTTATTTTTTTCACTTTTTTTGAAAGTTTTTTTCATGAATAGCCCGAAAGTCCCTATGACCTTCAATATTCAGCCTGAAATAATTTCTGAATTAAAATCACTTTCTGCTGTTTCTGGCATCCCAATGGTCAGGATGCTGGAAGATGCGTTGGGGAAATACCTACCAACGGTTCGCGCAACTTATGTGCAACATCAGGATTTAGTTGATGGCTTACAATAAATATCGGAACGTCAAAACTGAGGTTGACGGCATCCGCTTTGACAGCAGAGCGGAAGCAAAGCGATACTCAGAATTGAAAATTCTGGAGAAGGCAGGGGAGATCAGCCGCCTGGAACTGCAACCTGAGTTTGTCTGCAAGGTTGAAGGCAAACTGATCTGCAAATACCGCGCAGATTTTAGATACTTCACCGCCAAAGAAAGAGTGGTGGAGGATGTCAAGGGTTTTAAAACCCCGATTTACCGGCTGAAGAAAAAGCTGGTGGAGGCCCTATTCAAAGGTACCCGGATAGTGGAGATTGCTAAATGAGTGAACCAACGAATGACAATGGTTATTCCGTTATCGCTGGCGTCGGCGGTGACAATAAGGCGCTGCTGGATATCCTGGCCCATCTGACAGAAGAAAATGAGCGGATGAGAGTTGCGCTAAACGAGATCAGGGATATTGCCCAGGTCAGCGACGGGGTTGAATTTTATGCTATGTTGGCGAAAAGGGGACTGGGATATGGTTGATATTTTTCACAAAACCCCAGACCCCAGGAACCGCTGGTGGACGCTGCCCAAGCCAACGAAGGAATACAAAGAGGGCTGGGATAGGATTTTTAGAGGGAAAGATCAATGTGCGGAGAGTGTCAAGGATCAAGGGAAACCTACCGGGAAAAAAAGAAAATCAAAAAAGAAACCTGGGGCGTGAATGACTTCGGTCATGTCGTAAAATTAACGGAAACTATTGAGATAGGGGGGCTTGATGCCTGTTCAAAATGTGCGGAGAGGGCGGAAATCGAATACCAGGGGGTCATCATGGATAAGAATATGAACCGGGAACAGCTGGGAAAGAAAGTTGAGAGGGCCAAATATGACCTGATCCTGGCTGAAAACAATGACAGCATTGGGATGGCTCCGGAGATTGATCGGCGGCGGCGGGAATATTACCGGCTCTGGAAACTCCTGGATCAAATGAACGGGGGCCAGGATGGTTGATCTGGTGACCCTGGACCGGGACCAAGTAATGAAGGCCCTGGAAATAGCTCACCTGAGAAACGCGCCAAAGGAGGCGGGGGGGGTTGCCCCCTCCAGCTATGGACAAAGGGCGCTCTCAGCCCATTTAACCGGCTCCCTGGCAGAAATAGCGGCAGCGGTCAGGTATGGGGTAGAGATTGACGAAAACTTTTATATGGCTGGGGACGGTCACCGCGCTGATATTAAGGTCAATGGCTGGGATGTTGAGGTCAAAGGGGCCAGCCATAAACCGCCAATCCTTAAATTTAACCAACTGATAGAATTTAAATCTGATGTTGCCTTGTTATGTTATGTTGACCGGGACCAGATCAAAAAGAACGGCGGGGAACGCGCTGATGTTGAGCTTCATGGCGTTGTTAGCCGTGTCAAATTCAATAACAATCATTATGTGAAGAGCTTCGGATATGGGGACCGCTATTGCATGGCGGCGGCATCTCTGGCTGATCCAAAGGCTCTGGAAGATAGGAGTAAGCAATAAATGAGCAAAAAACAATATTCATTTAAAGCAAAAGAAGTTCTAAGATTTAAGGAAAAAGTAAATGGCTGAGTTCCCATCAATGCCACTTTGGACTGACGCCTATCTGGCCGATACGGATCACCTGACATTTGAAGAGCATGGAATATATCTGAAATTACTGATGACAATATGGCGCAACCCAGGCTGTCAAATTCCAAATGATCAGGCATGGATTGAAAGGCGGATGAGGCTCTCATCTGGACAGTTTGAAACTCTCCTGAAACCCATTCTTGAGGAGTATCTGGACAACTCCGGGAACTATATCACAAGCAAGAGACTACAGAGAGAATACAACTGGGTTAAGGAAAAAGCGCAGAAAAACTCCGTTTCTGCTAAGTCACGGTGGAATAAGGAAAAAGGCGTAAGCAAACGCAATGCCAGAAACATGCAAACGCATAAAGAGGACAGCGGCGGAAAAAAAAGCGTTTCTGATAACCCCCTGGAAACAAAGGAAACTGGCGCAAGCGATTGGAATGCCCCTATACCTATACCTATAGTAAGTAAGAAAGAGATACCTACGGTATCTCCAAAGAAAAAAAAGCCGGTGAAAAATCAGGGCCAGAGGTTGCCGGAAAACTGGTGGCCTGGAGACAAGGAAATGAGTTTTGCTGTTGAGAAGATTGGAGAGATGAAAGCCTATGACGAAATCGAAAAGTTTAAAGATCACTGGGCCAGCGTTGCAGGAGCAAAAGGCATTAAGCGAGACTGGGCAGCAACCTGGAGAAACTGGATCAGGCGGCATGGTGAGTTTAACTCCCAGGGAAGTCGAACAGGCCCTAACAGCCTCACTACCTCAATCCGTTCAGCAATCACTGGAAACCCTAGTGAACAAAGATTACGAACTGACGGGTTATGTTCTGACCCGGGAAATCCCGGAAGAGGACCTGGACAGAGCGCTCCATTTGCTCAGTCTGAGCTTATCGCCGCTGCCCAGGGCGGAAGTGGTGAAGCATTTGACCCAGCTGAAGATTAAAACCCGGATTAGGAACATGGAACAGGCAGAGCAGGATTTGATGATGGTGGTCTATGCGGATGAGCTTTGCCGATACCCTGCTGATCTGGTTGTTCAGGTTCTCAAGGATTGGGCGGATCAGTCCACTTGGTTCCCCAGCTGGCATGAACTCCATGATAATTTGCAGTGGCAGACCGACAAGAGGCAGTTTAGGGTGGACGCTCTCCTGGCGGGGCCTAAAAAATTACCCAGCAAAGTTGCTGGCCTATTAACCGATAGCTTGAAAAGGATTTGATAATGGCGAAAGTGCTTAAGGATTTGGTTGCGAAGACTGGAGAATATACCAACGGTTCCGGTGAGACTAAGGCCAGATGGCTGAATGTCGGGAAGTTGCTGGAAAATGATGATGGTGGGATGTTTATGCTGCTGTCCAGGACGTTTAATCCGGCTGGCATGGTAAATCCGGAGAACAAGGATAGCATTATTCTCAGCTGCTTTGATCCCAGTGATGGCGGTCAGCGGGAACAGAAGGCTCCGCCGAAGAATGATGAAAACCCCCTGGATGATCTGGATGATGAAATCCCGTTCTGATGGGCTGGTATTTTGCAGTCGTTTCAGCTGGCGGTATAGTGCTGCTGGCTGGGATCGTCACCTTTTTGATTTGGTGGTTTAGGAACGTTTAAACATGGCGAAGCGGAAGAAAAAAGGGGCGGAAACGCCAGCCCCGTTGTCAGCTGAGAGAGAGCAACACGACGTTTTCGTTGAGGTTGAAACATCAAGGGCGGGGGTTGTGTTATCACGGAATGTTACAGCTGACCCCATTGCCAGATACCACCACCGGGGTCACATCAGTTGGAAACAATACTCAGCAGCTGATAATTTCGCCGGGAAATTCCGTCAAGCCAACTTGGCGGCGGTTTACGCTAAAATGAGGTTCAACGATGACCCAAAAGGGATGCCCCAGACCGCCCAGGAGGCCATTGAGAAAGCAAAAATCCATGTCAACAGAGCGCTGGAGTTTGTTGGCTTTCCCCTGGCAAATGTTTTGGTTCATGTTGTTGGGCATTGTGAAAATGCTGGCAGCTGGGACGGTGTAAGATATTCCAAGCGAAAGCAGCAGGAGGGGATGACAGCCCTAAGATTAGCGTTGGACGGCTTGGCAAAGTACTACAGGTTGTAATTTATTGTTGACATTGAGGTAATGCCGGTGGTAAGGAAGTGGTTAGGTTAGACTTTCTGACCTTGGCGACAGGTTGCCTCCCGTCAGATACCCTGATAACCTGGTTCGCTAACTCCTTTAACTACCCTGATGATCCTTCGGTTGTCAGGGATTTTTTTGAGGTTTCAATGCCCGGTAAAACAATCAGAACTGACAAAATGGTCCAAGACATCCTTGATCGGGTCAGTGCTGGTGAAACGCTTACCAGTATCTGCAAAATTGATGGTTTGCCATGCTTGTCATCGTTGATGGTCTGGCTGAGAGACGACCATGAGTTGGATGACCGGATGCACAGAGCAAGGATTAGGGGGACATTAATTCAGGCTGACGAGGCCGTAGACGCTCAGAGAGGCGTGATCAACGGCACAACAGGTCTGGACCCCAAAGCATTGCAAGCTGTTGTTACAGCGGCCAACAACATGGGGCATCAGGCTAATGCAAAGCTGAGTAAAATTGACAATCGGTACAAAGATAAGCAACAGGTGGAACATACTGGACCAATGGTGATCGGCTGGGAGGCGGAGAGCCAGGAAGAGAGAGTGATCCCTGATGTCATGCTTGATGCCGTGACTGATGACAGAGTGAGGAATTGAGCGTTGTCGGTAGCTTATGTCTGGAGCTTGTCGCGCACTGTCGAACCCCAAACAGTTGGGGCGTCGAACAGTTGGGATGCCAAACAATATTAAATAAATGAGAGGCTAGTTGGCTGGTCAGCTGCCCTGGGAGTGAAGGCCACCCTGGCTTTGAAAGCTGGGTGTCAATGTGGAAGAGGGACGTTTGGAAAGTTGACGCCTCCTCACCGGCTATTGCAAAGGGGGAGGGGTACCCCAAAATTTCCCTAGCCGTTGCCCTATCGTAGGGTCCACCGCCTAAATGTGGGGAGTGTTTTTTTGAGTTTTTTTGTATTTGATTTTTTTGAAAAGCGTAAAAAAGTTACTCAAATTTACAATGAAAGCGGGGCTGTCCATACCCAAGGATGCTTTCTATTTGACAGTTAGGAGAGATTTTATGGCAAAGAAAGCTACGGTGAAGAAGAGGGCCGCTGCTGCTAAGAAACCGGCAGCGCGGAAGACGAAAAAGGTGGAGGTTGTTGATGAGGCCCCGGTAGTTGAGGAAATCTCTCAGGGGCGTTTAAACCAACGCACAATAGGCGGTGGCCGTCGTTTAGGTGGTAAGCTGGTCTAATGCGTTGGTACCGCCCTGGGGTTATTACGGAGGCGGAGGCGGCGGATTTAGCGGCCACAGTCCAGTATTTGCAGTTTGATGACCCCCGGCTTGTAGACATACTTGATCAGGTTCAGGAGCTTGCTCCGGTCAGTCTGGAGGCCCCTTCCTATGTGCGGGTTGAGGAACAGCCGAAGGGTTGCCCCTGGCATCATGATACTGGGACCGGCAATCATATGGGCTGGTGTAAGTACACTGCCGGGATTTTGCTGACGGACCCGAAGGGGTTTGAGGGCGGGGCTTTTCATTTTCGGGATGATGGGCCGATTTGGCATTATTGTGATTTGAGTATGTGGGACAATGACCCCAAGAATGAGCATACGGTTACGAGTAATAGCGGCGGGAGGATTACGCTGCTGATGTTTTTTAAGGGGGGTTAAGTGTTACAATGGACCCACAAAAGGTTACAATCCCGTATCATCCCCGGCCCCTCCAGGCTAAGTTTCATAAGGAGGCGCGGCGATTTACGGTTGCCAGTTGTCACCGGAGATTTGGCAAAACGGTCATGGCGGTCAATTGGCTGCTGAGAGAAATCATTACTTGTCCCCGGGATAGGGCGCAGGGGGCTTATATTTCTCCAACTTACGGGGCAAGTAAACGCATCGCCTGGACGATGCTTCGGGATTATGCCGGGGTGATCCCCGGGGTTACGTTTAATGAGGCTGAATTGCGTTGTGATCTGCCTGATGGGCGGAGAATTTGGCTTCTGGGCGCAGAAAATCCTGATAGTCTGAGGGGCCTTCGACTTGACGCAGCTTGTTTAGACGAATTTGCTGATATGAATGCGCGGCTGTTTCCGGAGATCATTCGCCCAGCGTTATCGGATTTCGGGGATGGTAAATGCCTCTGGATTGGGACCCCCCGGGGAGAGAACCAGTTCAAGGAGATTTACGATACCGCCCTGGCGGAGATGGAAAAAGGGAACCCTGATTGGTATTGCATGAGGTTTCCGGCTTCGGAGACTGATGTTCTGGCTCAAACGGAGCTTGATGCGGCCAGGGCCACTATGGACCCCAGCCAGTATGACCAGGAATTTGAAGTTTCATGGAGTGCCGCTTTAATCGGCGCATATTATGCCGCTCTTTTGGATAAGGCTGACCTTGAGGGCAGGATTGGGTCCGTCCCCTGGGAGCCAAATCTGGAGGTAAGCACCGCCTGGGACCTGGGAATTGCTGACAGCACCGCTATTTGGTTCTATCAGCAACTGAGAGGGGACCCGTCTATTCGAGTAATAGATTATTATGAAGCCTCTGGCGAGGGGCTGCATCATTATATTTCGGAATTAAAAAACCGTGATTACGTTTATGGGGTTCACAATTTCCCCCATGATGTCATGGTCCGGGAATTGGGTTCGGGCATGTCTCGCTATGAGATATTGCGCGGCCTGGGGATACGGCCAACCGTTGTACATAAATTACCCGTTCAGGACGGGATTGAAGCAGTCAGAGCCGTTATTCCCCGGTGCCATTTTGATCGGGGCCACTGCGCCGGGGGCCTGAAGAAAATCAGAGCTTATCACCGCCAGTTCAATGACCGGACTGGAGACTGGAAAGACAGACCAAACCATGACCATAACTCCCATGCGGCGGATAGTTTCCGTTATATGGCGATTGGTATTCGGGAGGGAATGCCTATGGATAGCTATTCTGTAATGGCTAAAACCGGGAAAATGCCTGGAGGGCGTCCCGTCATCCAGTCTGATTACAATGAGCTTGGTTAATCTGGCTCCCGCTTGTTATTCTGATGTTGTTTTCATTGCGCGGAACCTTCGCAAAATGGACGCTGAAGAAATTCTTCCTTTGATATGGGGAGGGAAACCGGAGAATTTAGCCGCCATTACTGTTGCAGCTGGCGGATGGGCGACTGTTGCACTTTCTGGGGTAGAGCCTGTTGCCGCCTTCGGAGTTATAGAGGCGAAACCGAAATTCTGGAATGTCTGGATGTATGCAACAGACAGCTGGCCGAAGGTGGCCCTGTCGGTGACCCGGAACATTAAGAGAGAAATCATCCCTACCCTGGTCAGCAAGGGGGCTGTCCGCGCAGATTGTTGGTCAATGGCGGGTCATACTACCGCGCACCGTTGGCTTGAATGCCTGGGCGCTATCCGGGAAGCCACGTTAGAAGACTACGGCGCAAGCCGGAAAGTATTTCATTGTTATTCCTGGACGATTTCCAGACTGGAGAGAGAAGGTTATGTGCATATTCCCAAAGCCCCCCAAGATGCCCCCGGTGCCGGTAGCGCCTCCCCCCCCGGACCCGCCCCCAGCCCGGGATGACCCGGAAATTAATGCGGTTGCGGATGATGTTCGCAGACGCCGGTTAGCTGCTAAAGGGCGGCAATCGACCATTCTCACTGGTGGCCTGGGTGATCAGGCTGAAGCCAGCGTTGGCAAAACCACCTTGCTTGGTGGCTAAGAAAGGATTTTATTATGTGTGTTCCACCGCTGACAGATTCCCGTAAACCACCGCCGACGCCTCCTCCTCCTCCCCTCGCCCCCGTTGATGACGCTCAAGTTGTTACTGACGGAACCATTGTTGCTGGAGGCAAAAGGCGTCGTCTCGCCCAGGCCGCTGGGCGGAGAAGCAATATCCTGACCGGACCCCGGGGCGTGACCCAAGAGGCCAATCTGGGTACGCGCACCTTGCTGGGCGGATAATGGAGGCACTGCCGTAACCATTGGGCGGAGATCAAGTAATGTGCGTTCCAGAACAGAAAAGCCCCCTGGCTGGCGGCAAAAAACAAGCCCCTGGCTCTGCCGGGGCGCGGCTGGATAAGGCTCAGAGATTGGCCGCTTCCACTCAGGGCGGCGGCACTAGGTTTGCGTCCACCATTTTGAATGGCGTTCCTAAAAATACTGATGTTGACGCAATCCGCAAAAACACTTTGATGGGTGTATAATGGAAGTTTCAGATAATACCAACGATCTGTTTAAACGCTTTGACCGGCTTCGCAAGGACCGGAGCGTTTGGGAGGCTCACTGGGAAGAGATAGCGGAGCGCGTTCTCCCCCGCTCCGCTGAGTTTACGGGTGAGAGAACCCCTGGCGATAAGAGAACCCAAAAACTTTATGATGCCACTGCTGTCCTGGCGTTGGAGCGCTTTGCTTCCGCTGTTGAGGGTTTGCTGACCCCCCGGGGCGCACGGTGGCATAGTCTCCGCGCTTCCAATCCATATATAAATCAGGATGATGATGTCCGACTTTGGTTTGATCAGGTAGAGGAAATTGTTTTCCAGGTCCGTTACCATCCCCAGGCTAATTTTGCCAGTCAGATGCATGAGGGGTATATGTCCCTGGGAGCGTTTGGAACTGGTGGTTTGTTCGTTGATGAGGACCCTGTTCGCGGGATGCGCTACCGAAATATTCATTTGGCTGATTTGTTTCTAGCCCAGGATGAGCGCGGAACCATTGACACGGTTTTCCGCCGGTTTGAAGTGACAGCGCGGCAAGCTCTCCGGATGTTTGCTGATGGTGATATATCCACTGACCTCCGGAAGGAAGCCAACGATAAACCTGATGCCCGGGTTAAGCTTCTCCATGTTGTGATGCCGCGCTCTGACCGGGACCCGGAAAGAGGGGACCGTTTAAACGCCGCATGGTTCTCCGGATACTTTGAAGTTAAAACCAAACACCTGATCATTGAGGGCGGGTTTAATGAGAACCCGTATATCTTGAGCCGGTACGTTACTGGCCCCCGGGAAACGTATGGCCGCTCCCCGGCCATGTCGGTTCTTCCTGAGATCAAGATGATCAATGAGATGTCAAAGACTGTCATCAGGGCGGGCCAAAAGATAGTAGACCCCCCTCTGCTAATCGCTGATGATGGTGTTGTCTTCCCGGTCAATACCACTCCTGGCGGCACAACTTTTGCCCGTCTTGATGGCAGACAGCAAGCGCCGGTCCAGCCCCTTCATACTGGGGCCAGGGTAGATATCGGCTTTGAGATGATGGAGCAAAGGCGCAAGCAAATAAATGATGCCTTCCTAGTCACCCTCTTCCAAATCTTAGTCGAAACTCCGACAATGACCGCAACCGAAGTATTGCAACGCGCCCAGGAAAAGGGCGCTCTTCTAGCTCCGACAATGGGGCGGCAGCAGTCTGAGACATTAGGCCCACTGATTAACCGGGAATTGAACATCCTGGCGAAACAGGGCGCTCTCCCCCCCATGCCTGAACTGTTGGTTGAGGCCCAGGGTGATTATGAAGTTGAATATGTCTCGCCTCTGTCTCGAGCAATGAAGGCGGAGGAGGGCGTCAGTATCCTTCGGACCTTAGAAATGGTTCAGCCCATTGCGGCAATGGATCAGTCCGTCATGGACAACTTTGATTTTGATGAGATCACCCGCGCTCTGGCTGATACCAATGGCGCTCCTCAGAAAATACTGAGAAGGGGTGAAGAGATTGAAGAGATGAGACAGCAGCGGCAACAAGCTCAGATGGTACAATCTGCAATGGATGCTGCTCCGGGAACGGCTGATGCTGCCCAGACAGTGGCAAACATAGCCCAACAGGCGCAACAATAGGAAGGAAAACCGGGAATGGGTAAGGAGCAAGGGAAGGTTGCTGCTGAAATCATGCAAGCCTATCGGGATATCTTTTTATATACCCCCCAGGGCAAGGTGATTTTGAATGATATGATCAAAGCCTCTGGTCTGCTATCTATGAGCGGGTTCAGGGAAGATAGCGAACTCCAGCATATGGAGGGATCAAGGGATATGATCCGGAGAGTTATATCCATTCTCTCAATTGATGAGGAGCAATTGGTAGCAATGGCTACCGGAACCGCAACAGAAACAGGAGATGACGAAAATGCCGAATGATATAGATGGGTCCGTTGGTGCGGGTAACCCCGAAGTATCACAGTCTTGGGATCAAGGCTTGGATGACTACCGGGAAACGATTGACGCCAAGGGATGGAAATCCTCTGGAGATGTTTTGAAGTCTTACACTGAGCTTGAGAAGGCTGTCGGCGGGGATAAAGTTGTTCTTCCTGGCGCTGATACCAATCAGCTGGAATGGGATGGCTGGTCAAAGCTGGGAACTCCGGAGGACGCTGCTGATTATGCAATGGTTTCCCCTGATGGGTTTGAACAGTATGACACTGGCCTTTCTGATGATATGCGAAAAGTTTTCCATGATGCCAAGCTAACGCCAACTCAGGCCCAGCTTGTTCATGATAGGTTTGTTGAACGGATGATCGGCAGCAGTGATCAATTAAATACCGCCGCCGCTGATGAGATGACCCAGAATGAGACAGCTTTAAAAAAGGAATTTGGTACTGCATATGATGAGCGGATTGCCGCCGCTAAGAGAGGTATCAATGAATACGGCGGTGAAGACCTTATGGGCAAACTTATTGCTGCTGGTCTTGGCTCTGATCCTGATGTTATCCGCGCTTTCTCTAAAGTTGGGATGACATTGCAGCAGTCTGGACAGTTTAAGGACGCTGAGACATCAGGGAAGTTCGGCACTACCCCAGAGGCGGCAAGGGAAGAGATAGCCTCCATACGGGCCAATTCAGCGCTCTATGACAAGGGTCACGCCGAATATAAAGTTTTAAATGAGAGATTGACGCGCCTGACGCAACAGGCGTTTCCTGACGCTGGGTAACCCGGAGGGGTCCAGAAGAGACAGCTGGAGAGACAGCATCCGGGTCCGTTAGCGGGTAACCCTTTCAACTTTTTTTTAACTTAGATGGAGGATTGACAAATGTCAGTTCAAATAACCACTGCCTTTGTGGAACAATACAAAGGAAACGTGGAGCATCTGGTTCAGCAAAAGGGTTCTCACCTTCGCGATAAAGTTTCGGTTGAAACCGTTACGGGTAAGAACGCATTTTTTGAACAGATTGGTGCAACTAATGCGCGTATTCGTACCACTAGGCACCAGGATACGCCCCGTATGGACAGCCCCCACTCAAGGCGGCGTGTCTCATTGGTCGATTATGATTGGGCTGATCTCATTGATGATGAGGACAGAGTTCGTATGTTGATCGATCCAACAGGTCCTTATTCTGTCGCGGCTTCCAATGCTATGGGCCGCGCAATGGATACAGCAATTATTGATGCTGCTGACGGCACTGCCTACACTGGCGTTGCTGGCGGGACTTCAACCTCATATGCCGCAGCTAATACGATTGATGTTCAAGTCGGCATCACTCCTGCTGCGGATACGGGTTTGAATGTTGGTAAACTCCGCGCTGCAAAGCAAGTCCTTGATGCCAATGAGGCAGAGGATGATGGCCGCACTTGTGTCATCAATGCGAAGCAGCTTCAAAATCTCCTGGCCGAAACTGAGGTTACAAGCTCAGATTATGCCGTTGTCAAAGCGTTAACCATACACTAGCGCAGCTGGTTGGTAACAATCAGTAAAAAATACTCTGTGAATTGCTGGGAAATCTCTCTGAGACAATCAGCATCCAAGCCCCTAACAAGGGGAAGGTTCAACGACTATTCCGGAAGGAAGTACACTCAAGCGAGTGGAAGCGCAGAGCATCCCACTGGGATGATGATATAGTCTTATCTTGCTGGCGACAGTAAGCTGCCGAAAGGCGGGATTGGAAGTAGCGAACCAATCTGAAAACAATGTAGTTCACGGCGAAGTAAGCACATTTTTAGGCTTTGATTTCGTAAGAACGGAGCTTATTGAGACGGATTCAAATTCGGATCATAAGGTGCTATACTGGCAAAACATGGGGATGAAGCTGGCTATTGGCAGTGAACCCCAGGTGAAAATCTCTGAGCGGGATGATAAGAATTATGCCACTCAGGTTTTTGTTTCAATGAGCATTGGATCAACTCGTATGCAAGAAGAGCTTGTCGGGTACATCGAATGCGATCCAACCTAAAGGAGGACTGAAAGATGGCTGTTGTTAATTTAGTTGGTTCTCTTGTTATGGACGGTTTGGACGATACTCCTGCTTCCTTGGCTGATCCTGGCCAAGCTGGCGGCACTGTCCGGACTTGGATAGATACGGTTGAAGTGGGAGCGGCTGACACTACCTCCTCCACTTATTTGATGGCGCGTTTGCCGTCCAATTGCATCATTCTTCCGGCTTCAACTGTTTATTGGGATGATCTAACCACTACAGGTTCCCCAACGGTTGATGTTGGCGTCTATAATATGTCTGGCAAGTCCGACTTTACGGATGACCCGGATGCCCTTTCCAACGGGCATGATGTAACTTCGGCTGGTAGCGGAGCTTTGATCACTCAAGGTGCTTCTATCAGTTCCTATGGACAACCGCTTTGGGACCATGTTGCTTCGGTAACGTCGGACCCGAAAACGGATGTTGATATTAAGCTGAAACTTGTTGACGCTTCCGTTGTTGGTGGTGGAACCATGTCGGTTGTAATTTATTACACCGAATAAGCTGATGCTGATTGGGAGGGAGCGTTTAAACGCGCTCCCTCTTCAATATCTAAGGGGGGAATTGTGGAACACCCAACCGGGAAAAAGCCTGAAAGGGTGATACTTGTAGGGCTAGGGCCTAGCAAGTCAGAATATATGGACATCATGGCAAGTGACGCTGTTGTCATTGAGCGTGATGAAGTTTGGGGCGTTAATGCCGCTGGCGGGGTTGTCAATGTGGACCTATCGTTTGCAATGGATGATTACCTGACTTGCGTCAACAGAACCCCCGCATTTGCAAAATGGTTTGAAACTGCGAAGGAACCTTTCTTTACTTCGCAACCAAGGAACCCCAAAGCGCTGGCATATCCTCTTGAGGAGGTTCTAAACATGCCGGGAGCCAGACCATACTTCAATGGCTCAGTATCTTATATCGCTGCCTATGCCGCCCTGATCGGCGTCAAGGAACTGACGATATTTGGTTGTGATTATCTTTACGGCGGGATGGGTAGGATGCATCCCCGGCAAACTGAAACGGTTGCCCGATACATGGCTTGCATGTCTTTCTGGCTTGGCTATTGCCAGGGCAGGGGAATGAATATTGTTGTTTGCCCATCCAGTCCATTGCTTGATGCGGACTTGGTGATCCTAGAACAATTCTATGGCTACATTGTGAAACCGTTTATTGACATGAGGGCCAAGCCGAAACCCAACCTACCTGTTCATTTGGGCGGTTCATTCAATCGCTGCCATATTGACCAGGGAGCTTTTACTCATGTCGTCAAAAAGTTCGGCATCAACTCAATGTTAGATATTGGGTGCGGGACCGGAGGTATGGTTGAGGTTGCCCATGATGCTGGCCTTCAGGCATATGGCATTGATGGGGATGATACTATTGAGCGGCGGTGCGCTTGCTTGGTCAATGATTTTACCAAGGGGCCAGCCCCCAGAGCGCAGTTTGATCCTGAGTTGGCTTGGTCCGTTGAGTTCCTTGAGCATGTTGATGAGGATTACCAGCATAATTATATGGAGGCGTTTAAACAGTCTCAATATGCTATCATAACTTTTGCCCCCCCAGGAACCCCTGGACATCATCATGTTAATTGCCAGAACAAAGATTACTGGATTAAAACGTTCAAAGATTACGGATTTGATTTAGACCAAGAAACAACTGCTGAAATCAGGAAAGCCTCAACAATGGGCCGGGATTTCATGAGAGACAACGGATTATTTTTCAGAAAAAAGTAGGTTCCAAATGGCAACATCCTTCGTTGAAATAGCCAACCGCGCCATCACCTTTTTAGGCGGTGATGTTATTACCGCTCTATCTGATGACACTAAAGAGGGGCGCTCTGCCAATCGGCTTTATGAACAGACCCGGGATCAGCTGCTCCGGGATCACGCCTGGAATTTTGCTATCAAGCGGGTTAGTATTTCTGCTAATACCACCGCTCCCGGATTTGAATATACCAATGCATTCGACTGGCCCTCAGATTGCCTCCGTATTATTGAGGTTGATACTTCTGAAGAGTGGGCTGTTGAAGGGCGTCAGATTGTGTCTGATGCTTCCGCTCCCTTGGATGTTGTTTATGTCCACAGAGTGAAGGACCCAGAACTTTTTGATGTTAAGTTCATTGAAGCCTATTCGCTCCGCCTTGCTGCTGATATGGCGTTTGATATTACCGCCTCCCAGGCAGCTGCCCAGGTAGCGGAGGCTAAGTTCGCCTCTTACATGAATGAGGCTAAAACTGTTGATGGTCAGGAAAGTCTGTCGGCCAGTGAGCAAACTTGGCTGGATGCAAGGGCCTAAATAGATGGCGCGTGTATCAACGATACAAACCAACTTTACGGCAGGGGAGCTATCCCCAAAGCTACATGGTAGGGTTGATATTACCAAGTACGCCAATGGCGCTGAGACAATCGAAAATATAATTGTTCAGCCTCATGGCGGAGCGGCAAGGCGGTCTGGCACCAGATTTATAAAAGAGGTTAAAGATAGTAACGCGAAAACTCATCTGGTCCCGTTTGAGTTCTCAACAACTCAAGCTTATATGATTGAGTTTGGCAATCTTTATATGCGCTTCTACAAGGACCAGGGAGCTATCCTGGAGGCAGATACCACCATCTCCGGAGCCACCGCAGCCAATCCGGTTGTTGTGACTGATACGGGGCATGGTTACTCGAATGGAGATGAGGTTTATATTTCCGGCGTTGTCGGCATGACTGAGTTGAATGGCAAATATTATTTGGTAGCAAATAAAAACACCAACGATTTTGAATTGACGGATATCGACGGTACCAACATTAATGGCTCTGCCTTCACTGCTTATTCATCTGCTGGCACCGCCGCCCGGGTCTACACCCTGACAACAACGTTTGCCACTGCGGATATTCCAACACTTCAATTTGCTCAATCGGCTGATGTCCTCTATGTGGCTCACCCGAATTATGCACCAAAGAAAATCACCAGGACGGCTCATACCAGCTGGACAATCGCTGACGTTTCGTTCACTGATGGGCCTTATCAGACTGAAAACATCACCACCACCACCATGACACCGGCAGCAGTAACGGGGGCTGGAGTTAATCTGACGGCTTCGGCGATTATCGGCATCAATAACGGGGCTGGCTTTGCATCTACGGATGTAGGCAGAGTTGTTAGAGTTGGCCATCAGGCAACGGCTTGGGCCTCATCAACAGGTTATTCCGTTGATGATATTCGGCGGAACTCCGGGAATGTTTATAAATGTATCAAAGCGGGGACCTCTGCCAGTTCAGGGGGGCCAACGTCAGAAGGTGAGGAAATGGTTGACGGGTCCGTAACCTGGAAATATCTGGCTGATGGCGGTATTCATTGGGGATACGCAACGATAGCCTCTTATTCCTCCACAACGTTGGTGACAATTGACATTGTCGTTGATTTTGGCGGTACTTCTGCTGAAACAAAATGGGCGCTGGGAGCCTGGAGCGCAACGTCAGGCTATCCGACTGCTGTTGCTTTCTATGAGCAGCGGTTGTTCTGGGCTGGCTCTGATGAGCAACCTCAGACCCTCTGGGGATCAAAATCCGGTGACTACGAGAACCATACGCCAGGAACCCTGGATGATGAACCAGTGGTCTACACCCTGGCAACGGATCAGGTTAATGTGATCCGCTGGCTGTCCCCTGGCAAGGTGATGGCGATTGGAACGGTTGGCGGGGAGTTTATTATTTCAGGATCGACAACCAATGATGCTTTGACCCCCACTAATGTCAGAGTGGTCCGGGAAGGAACCCGGGGATCATATAATCACAAGCCAATCCGGATTGATAATGTTGTTCTATTTATTCAGCGGCAACAGAGGAAGCTGAGAGAATTTGTTTATCAATTTGAGAGTGACAGTTTCCAATCTCCTGATTTAACCATCCTCTCAGATCAGGTTGCCAAGGGCGGCTTAAACAAACTCGCTTATCAACAAGAGCTTTCAACCGTTGTTTGGGCTATCAAGAATGATGGGCAGCTGGTGGGGATGACTTACCTCCGGGATCAGCAAGTTGTTGCTTGGCACCGGCATAAGATGGGCGGATCATTTTCTACAACGGCAACGCATGGGGTTGTTGAGAGCTTGGGCGTTATCCCTGGCTCTGGTGAGGATGAGCTTTGGCTGATAACCAAAAGAACTATCAACGGATCAACGCGCCGTTTTGTTGAGTTTGTTGAAAATCCTTTTGATGTTGATGAGGATGAAATCAAGGCGGATGCTTTCTTTGTTGATAGTGGCTTGACCCTGAATAACCCTCTGACGATTTCGGGGGCAACAAGGGCAAAACCCGTTGTTATTACCGCAACGGCTCATGGCCTATCTGACGGTGATCTAGTCGATATTACTGATGTTATTGGGATGACGGAACTAAACGATAACCGTTATAAGATCGTTGAGGCGACGACAAACACTTTTGAAATTATGGCCCAGGCCAGCAAGCCCGTTTCAGCGGTTACGGAAGCAAACCCTGGGTCAGTTACGGCTGTTGCCCACGGATTTTCAACCGGAGATGAAGTCGGATTTTTATCTGTTGGTGGAATGACGGAGTTAAATGGCAATGGGTACACGATTACTAAAGTTGATGCTAATACTTTTACTATTGGCGTTGATAGCTCTGGCTTTACAACTTATGTCTCTGGTGGCGTTGTTCATTTAAACACTGACGGTTCAGCCTTCACAACATATTCTTCCGGGGGCAAGGCCAGGGAAGCGGTACAAACCATCTCTGGCCTTGATCATCTTGAGGGGGAAACGGTTTCAATTCTTGGTAATGGCAATGTCTACACTGATCAAGCAATCAGTTCGGGGGCCATCAGTGGACTGTCCCCTGCTGTCAGTATAGCTCAGATAGGGTTGCCGTATACTTCGACTATTAAGACCCTGCGCCCAGAAGCTGGGTCAGAAGATGGAACCTCCCAGGGCAAGGCCAAACGGGTTTTTGAAGTTATTCTCCGGTTTGTTTCCACTCTGGGGGCGAAGGCTGGCCCGGACACTTCCAACCTGGATACCATTCAATTTAGGTCAGGCTCTGACCCAATGGATAGCTCTCCGCCGCTATTCACTGGAGACAAAGAAATAAAATACCGGGGCGGCTGGGATAAAGAGGGGCAAGTTGTTATTGTTCAAGATCAGCCATTGCCCATGCATATCATTGCTATAATCAAACGGCTAGTAACAAATGATGGGTAAATAATTATGTGTGATCCGGTCACTTTATTTGGTGTTGGTACGGTCAGCGCTTTAGGCCCAACCATCCCGACAATTGGCTTGCTTGGTGCTGGCGGAAGTTTTGGTTTGGGGGCTGGGTCCCTCTTGGGCGCTGGAACCTTTGGCGCTTCGGCTGTCGGGGCAAGCTCCGCTTTAAGTTTTGGCTCCCTTTTCAACATTGCAAGTTCAGGCATTTCTTTGTTTGGTCAGTTGAGCGGTGGCGCAAATATGCAAGCTCAGTATGAATACCAAGCTAATGTTGCGCGGTATAATGCTCAAGTAGCGGAGAACAACGCCCTGGCCGCTAAATATTCAGCTGAACATGACGCCGCTCTGATTGATGATAAAAAGAAAAGAATACTATCCCAGCAGCGTAGCGGCTTCGCTAAATCAGGGGTAGTGATTAACCAGGATACCCCCCTCTTGATTGAAGAAGATACGGAAATGGCGGCTATGCAAGATCGGCTTTCCAGGATTTACCAAGGTGATATGGAGGGCGCTGCCTTTAAGGCTTCCGCTGCCGGTCATCTTGCCCAGGCCCAGAACTATAGAATTTCAGGGCAGAATGCAATTTCAAGTTCCAGGTTGGCAGCTGTCAAGACCGTGGCAAAACTTGGTGAAAGTCTGTTAGCCTAATGCCTCAAATTCCCACTTTCCAGCAGACCCTGGGCGTCCCCAGAACAACAGGGGTCCCCAATCTTAGCCTCCAGGCCCCAGTGGATAAATCGGCTGAAGTTCTGGTGGACATTGGAAACACGTTCGGAAAGATAGGTGAGCGGTTACAGCTTGCCCAGGATAAGAGAGAGGTTTCGTCTTCAACGCTGGCGGCAACTTTGAAGCTCAATGATTTGAAGACGGAGCTTTCTAAAGTAGACGGGCAACAAGCAATCAGTTTATATGACACAAAGTCCCAGATTATTTACCAGGATTTAACTAGTGGGATGAGTACCAGGGCGCTGGATGCCTTTAATGTAAGTTGGAACAAATTATCAGCTTCCTCAACAATTGCTATTAAATCGGCTGGGGTCAAGCGCTGGAAGCAGCGGCAAAAGGGTGATCTGCTTTTTAATCTGAGAGGATTTGTTGCTTCCGCCAGCGGCAATGATACCTCAAAGCTAGGCCGGGAAACGGCTATTGCTGAAGGCATCAAAGATATTAATGAAATGGAGAAGACCAGGATCATTGATCCCCTGGAAGCGGCCAAGCTCCGTTTGAAGCATACCAAGGACGTTGCCCAGGCCGGGATCAATAGCATGATCCGGACTGCGCCCCTGGGCCAGCTGGATGAATTATTTAACCAGATGGCAGCTGACAGCATTACCAATCCGGACCTCAAGAAATATTGGGACAGCCTGGACGGGGGAGAAAAACAAGCTCTCCAGAACAAAGTTTCAGTGATGCATGAGAGAAAGCTAAACATTGCTGAGAAGCGGGAAAAGCAGGGGCTGACCGACAATAAACGGAAATATGATAAAAATTATGCCTTCCGGATGAAGCAAATTATTCTGGCGCGTCAGGGCGTCAATGATCAAATTCAACCTCCTACTTTGATTGAACTAACTAATGACCTTGCTGCTGGGCGAATTGATAGTAAGCGCTTCGATCAACTGTCAGCAGCGCTAAAGAATGCGGACCCCGTTGGCTCCGACAATACATATATCAAGGATGTCCTGGGACAGATCAGGGGAGCAAAGACAGGGGATGAATTAAACGGTATTATTAAGGATATGGAAAAGCAGTTAGGCCCCAAGGGTAAGCTGAAGTTCAATGATTTCCAAATCCTTGAGCGGAGAGCCTTGGCCGCAATCGGTAACTCCCCGGAAACTAAACGGGCAAATTCTTATTCTAAGGCGCTGACCAAAGTTTTGGCTTCCACTGATTTTCTGGATAAAGTTTTGCCGGGGGCCAAGGACCGCGCTGCTTTTGTTCAGATTGATTTTGAGGCTAGAATTGCTGATGGTGAAGACCCTGCTGTTGCTTTCACTGAGGCTTTGGAGGCTTTCCGGACCCGGGGGACTGTAAAGCTCAACTCAATCCCCCGTCCTCAGTTTGGACCGGCGAAGCGTTTAAACGAGTGGACGCTGGAGGAAGTTGAGGAAGCCAGGACGGAAACTATTACAAAGTTCAGAGGCAAAGCTAACACCCTGGCAACTCAAATGCTGATCCTTAATTCTATATCTTCTTATCTTGGCGCTCATAAAAAGGCCGTTGAAGAAGCCTCTGAAAAAGATGCTAATCATGAGAAATCGGAAACTAAAGCCGAAAAGCTTCGCAAGCTAAGAAGTGGGAACGACTAATGGCTGGTGATATATTCCCTGAGTGGGCTGGTACTGATCCAACGCCTCCTGATATTAGAGAGGCTATTCGCGCCAGCGGCATGGATGATGATTATGTCCTGAATGAAGATGGTGATGTTGACCTGGGCGCTGATCCTAATGCTGCCCCCGTCAATGAAGTCACTGAAGAAAGCCTGAACTCTGACCCCACTTGGATTGAAGCATCAAAGCGATTAAAGCGAGTTATGCAGGGAACCGTTTACGCCTCTGATATTGAGAACCCCTCAGATATTGAAACAGCAGAGTGGGGGAAAGAGTTCATGGGCTGGTTCAACTACAATATGCCCTCAATGGCTTGGTCCGTTAATAAGATGGACCAGCTGGACGACGGCGATAAGCTGGCAATGCTTTACATGATGGAAAAGTATGACCAGAAAAATATCTCCTGGGCCGGGACCCAGCGCTTTTTTAAAGGGATGCTTTATGACCCAACAACCTATGTTGGCTTGGGAACCTTTGGAATTGGGACCTTTGCCGGGGCATCTGTAAAACAGCTGACAAAAGTGGGCCTGAAGTCAGCGCTTAAAAACGCAATTCCCGCCATGAAGCTGGGGGCGCTGGAAGGCGCTCTATTCGCTGGCGGTGAAGACCTGTTGACGCAATCGGTTAAAGTCAAGGCAGGGCGTCAGAAAGAGCTTGATCTTGTCCAGACCGGCATTTCAGCAGCAACTGGTACGGTGGCGGGAACGGGGATTGTTGGCCTTGGCGCGGGTGGCGGGAGGCTATTGACTGACGTTGCCAAGGCTGCGGCTAGGCGTTTGCCCAGGCGATTACATGGCGCTGGTGACACAAATATCAATGAGCGTATTGTCAGGGAAACCAGAAAGAAGGCCAACCAGATTGCCGAAACATTTCACATAAAAGGACCTGAAAGGGAAGCTATAAGGCGGAAGATTACCGATGATCTTGATCTTCCGGCAATGGAACAAGAAAAGCAATTGTATCTTGTTATTGGTCCCCCGGCATCCGGGAAATCAATGGTGGCTGATCCATTGGCAGAAAAAACTGGGTCAATTCTTGTTGATAGTGATGATGCAAAGAAAGTATTGCCTGAATTTCAAAATGGAATTGGGGGGCCAGCAACCCATGAAGAAAGCGATATAATTGCTAATACAGTATTTAGCAGGGCGGTCCAGCGGGGGGATAATATTGTCCAACCCTTAGTAGGCAAAAGCCAAGAAAAAATTGACAATTTGATCGATGGCATGACCAAAATGGGTTATGACGTTCATTTGCTCAATGTTGATCTACCTATTGAAAAAGCAGCTGTCCGGGCAGTGGAAAGATTAAAGGGCGAAACAAAGCGCTGGGTTGATCCGCTCTATGTTCTAAGTGTGAAAGACAAACCTAACAAGACTTATGAAGCATTGAAAGAAAAGGCGAAAAGTTATGCCAAATACTCCAACGATGTCCCCTACGGAGAAGACCCAATCCTCATTGAACGATCAAAATAGTGATGAAGAGTTCAAAGACTTGGCGACACTAACCGAAACTGCCCTTGTGGAAACGGTCAGAAAATTATTAGAGGAAAAAAACAATGGCGGTTAATCCTTCAGAACCTCTCCAGATAGAAGACAATATTGATCCGGGGATGTTTGACGGACAGATAAACCTTCCTGGTGTTACGGAAGATGAGCTTGGTGTATCTGAGGATAGCCAGCTGTCGGAGGAAGGTGTAGAGGTTGCCGGTCCCGTTGGGAAGCTGGGCGCTGATATTGGCGCTGGCGTTGCGCGGATGTTCGGCAAAACCCTATCTGAGGCCAGAAAGAAAGTTGATGATCCTGAGTTCAAAGCCGGGAGAGAAGACCGGGAGCAAAACCTTTTTGATTTAGGGAATGAGGCTACAGAGGAGGCCGCGCCCCCAGTAACTCCGGAAGCCCCAGACCCCGAAACATCTGGCCCGGTATTGAAACAACTCAGTGATGATGTTGAAGATGCTGCTTCTCCGCCCCCTCCACCAGGAACCCCGGAAAGGTTCCGGACCAAGGATCAATATGAGGATTATATCCGGGTCACTGACAAGGATGCCAATGATCTAATTGAGGTTCCTGACGCTCCCAAACTGCATACCCCCTCCCTCCCAGACAAGGGGCTGTCTGATTTTAACAGCGCCAATATTATTGATGAGGGGACTATCCAGGCCAGGATCGAAGCAATCAGCCAGCAGTTTGCCGGTAAAATCTCAGCTGGCAAGCGCGAAATCATCACAAATGAGGCTACAGCGCAACTGGCTGACCTTATAGGCATGTCACCTAAGAAACTTACCAAAGCCGTTCTAGCGCGTTCTCAGGGCGGCACAATCAATGTCGAGGGCAAGGGCATGGCTGAAACCATGCTGGCCGCAAGAAATCTCATGGTTGCTGAAATGAAAAAGCTGGATCAGCTGGCTGAGATTGCCAAGACCGGCAGTGACGAACAGGCAATGGCTTTCCGTTACCAGCTGGAACTGGTTGCTAACCTCCAGAAGAACATCAAAGGCGCTCAAACTGAGATAGCCAGATCACTGCAAGCCATGAGAATACAGGCAACCGGAACCCCCTCTGATCCAGCCCTGGCGGAAGAGTTCGCCAGAAGGGGCCAGCTTGATCTGACCGCTATGCTGGAAGACTTCGGCGGCGGTGATAGTGTTCGATTGATGGCCGACCTTTACAGTCGGACAGGCGCTCCCCATAAAAAGGGCGCATTTATTAAGGGCGCTTCCGGCCTCCGGAAATTGGGAGATGCCCTATATGAAGTTTGGCAACATGCTCTGCTGACAAATCCTGTTTCCCAGACAAAGAACATCCTGGGCAATGTTGCAACTTTATTTGTTTCCAATGTCGAAACTCTGGGCGCTGCTGTTGTCGGTACCGGGAGGAGAGCGCTGGGCGGGGAAGGCGGTACAACTTTCTCTGATCTCAATGCTAAAGTATTCGGTCAAACAATGTCATTCATGACGGCGCTCAAGTTTGCTGGGCAATCATTCGCCACTGGCAAGAGCGTGATCCCAGGGACCAAGATTGATGCCGCCCAATCCGGTGGACGGAAGCGGGTTGCTGCCTTCAGCGGTGAGGCTTTTGGGGCTACTGGTACAACGTCAACGGCTATTGATGTCCTGGGTAATGTGGCAACCGGGGGGCGGGTAGCCTTCCGCGCTCTGGAATTTGGGGATACCTTTTTCAAAGTCCTAGCTGCCCAGGGTCAAACCTGGGAACAGGCAATGTCAGCTGGCAGAGCCAGGGGACTGAAGGGGGAAGAGCTTTCCGACTTCATTGCTGATTTTGTAAATGATCCTCCCGCCTATGCAATGGAGAGGGCAACGGCAGAGGCCAAATATGTAACGCTGCAAACTGAACTGGATGCGGCGGGTAAGGGCTTTAAAGCAATCCAGGCAATCCCCGGGATGCGCTGGATGGTCCCCTTCCTGAAGACCCCCTATAATTCATTCAAGTGGGCCTTCATTGATAGGACGCCCCTGGGGCTGTTCTGGGGCGATACTCATAGAGCCTTGGCAGCAGGGGGCCGGGAGCGTGATGAAGCTATAGCCAGGGTTGCCCTGGGGTCATCTATGGCTATGACAGCGGTTGCCTTAACCAACAGTGGTGTATTAACTGGCGGTGGCGCTCCCAATATGCAAGAGAGAGCAACGGAGCGGCGGCTTGGCATCCAGGCGTATAGCCTCAAGGTTGGTGATGAATATTATAGTTATCACGGGACAGAGCCTTTTGCTTCGATCATTGGCGTTTGGGCGGATGTTGCTCAAATTTTAGCGTCAGGTCACTTGGACAATGAGGAGGATATTGGGGAGTTGTTTGCGGCGGCATTGGCCGGGACAGCTTACAACATGACCAACAAATCCTTTATGCAGGGCTTCGCTACTTTCATTGAAGCAACCTCTGATCCAGGAAGATATAGCAAAGGGATGGCAAAGAACCTTTTCAAATCTCTGGTCCCCCGGTTTGCCAATCAAATGGAGCGGATGAATGATCCTATTCTCAGAGAGGCCAGGGGATACATTGATGAGTTGAAAGCCCAAATCCCAGGCTTGTCTGAAACCCTCCTTCCCCGGGTTGATCTCTGGGGGCGGGATGCCAAGATGGGGATACCCACTCCAGGCGGCGGGTCCAATCTGGCTTTTGGTCCTGACATTACATCCCCAATTTTTGTTTCCAGGTATGATCCAAATGAGGTTGATCTGGAGATAAAAAGAATGGGCGTCAGGCTGACCCCGCCCAGCGATACTATAACCCCGGAAGGATTGGATGAGCCTTTGACGTTGACGGATGGGGAGCGTTATTGGTACCAGCAGACTGCTGGCAAGGCAGCGTTTAAACGGCTTGGGCAATTTGTTAAAACCCCGGAATACAAGCAACTCAAGAAATTATCAGAGGCTGGGAATGAGCATGTAACAGAGCTTTTGGTGAATAAGTTTAGGGGCATCCATGCTCTGGCTAAACATGAAGCAGAGGCATTATTAAGAGATCGAAGCAAGTTTGCTGACAAACTCAATGAGAGGATTTTAGCGATTGCTGAACTTGAAGCTGAAGAGAAAGCGCAACAACTAGGTGACATTCAATGACCGTATCATCAACAACCAATACCGTTTCATATACTGGTAATGCAAGCACCACTGATTTTGCAGTCACCTTTTCTTTTCTTGGCACCGGCAGCAGCAGTGAGTTGACTGTCATTGAAAGAACAATTGCTACTGGGGTGGAAGTTACAAAAACGTACTCAACGCATTATACCGTAACGGGCGGCAACGGAAGCACTGGAACAGTGATAGCTAGTTCCGCTCCCGCTGTTACTGTTGAGTGGCATATCCAGAGAGCAACTACTCAAACCCAGACAACGGACTATACGGCCAATGATCCTTTTGCTGCTGAAACTCATGAGGCCGCGCTGGACCGGCTGGCTATGGTTATGCAGGAACTCCAGAAAGTTTTGGATCGTTGCCTGAAGTTCCCGGCTTCGGATGCCACCCTGGTTGCTGAACTGGATAGCTCAGTGGACCGCGCCAACAAATCCTTTGGTTTTGATGGCTCCGGTAATGTCCAGCTGCTAACAACCATTGGAGATTGGCAGGGGGCCTGGGTTACCTTAACGGCTTATAATGTGGATGATATTGTCAGCAACTCTGGGAACTCTTATATTTGTATTGTTGCTCATACATCCGGAACTTTTGCTACTGATCTATCTTCAAGCTATTGGGAGCTTGTTGCCCAGAAGGGCGACACTGGCGCGACTGGTGAAATGTCAGGTCCGGGCAGTTCAACTGATAACACTTGGGCCAGATGGAATGGTACAGGCGGCACATCCGTACAAGATGGCGACTGGGCAGAGGACGACAGTGGTAACGTAACGGCTGGCGGTACGCTAGATATGAATGACAACACCGTCTCAGCCATCAACTTGAAAGACTACGGCGAAGTCACCAACGCCATTGGCTCTATTGGCGGGGGTACTCAGGATATTGATTTGAATGCAGGGAACAGTGTAACTGGGACCGTTGATACAAGCACAACCACATTCACTTTTAGTAATCCGACTGCTTCAGACGAGCTATGTGGGTTTACCTTAGGGTTGACCAATGGTGCAAGTCAGACGGTGAACTGGCC